GTTTTAGTATGTTTAGCGTTTGAATGTAAACTACCGTCAGGCATTTTATGATAAGACCCTTGATGCTTAGTCCCATCTTTAAAATAATGCGCTACATTTTTAGCCACGCTTTTCACTCATTGTGTTCATTCCACTTTTAGAAGAACAAGAGCGTTCCATGTCGCTAATGCTTTTGTGGCTCATTTTACCGCCACTTACATAACCGCCACGATTCATCATTGCTTTAGAACCATACATTTTTTTCATTCTTTTATCTTTATACATCATTAACTTTGCTCCATTGAAAATGTCTTAGATGTTTCTCGTGCAATTTCAAATTCTGTTTTAGAACCAAAAATACGATCATAGTTAGCGTCGTACTTTTGCTTATCAAATCCTTTTCGCGTCCTACTTTCCTTAGAAGCAATCGTTTGCCTAAAGGCTACAGGTCTTTCATCACTTCCAAGTTGAGGCATAATTTAAAATCCTTTAAAGGCGTGGGGGCCATAAAGACCCCCGTAGCCGATGACAATTAGTCAATCAAGTAATAAGCTGCAACCAAAGCTTCGGGTCGCAATACTTTAGCGCCATATACGTGGAGGCCACGAACAATGTCACCAAAGCTTGACGGGTCACGAATTACTTCAGTGCTAGTAATCGTCTGAGCCGTAGCCGTAGAAGAAATATGACCAGCCAAACATTTGCCAGTAGCGTTAGACGTTGCGGCAATGTTATTAGACTTGTACATATTAAAACCACGGAGCTTGCCAGAAGATACCAAGCCATTTCGGATTGAACCTTGACCAGCGTTATAGTCTACTGACAGAAGCTTAGATCCTGACTGAGACAGCTGCTCATAAAAATCAGGGCCTGCTACAAACCATCGACCTTCTTCAGGTACGTTCTGTGCGTCAAGAAGACGAGCCATACGTGCCATAAGGTCAAGCGGGTCAGTTTCACCAGATACACCAAGATCAACAGAACCTGCGCCATCAAATACATTAGCTCCAAGAGCAGTTGCACTATCAGCACCAAGCGTATGGTCTGGGCTTGAAGTCGTTACGCCTGAAAACATCTTAGCAATTACACCTTCGTCGAAAGCGTCACGCAAAGAGTAAGCGGCAGAAGACGTAGCCACATCACGGAAGTTAACGTGAGACATTTGAGTTTCGATGTCATCAACGATAAACTTGAATGCGTTAGCCGTATCAACGATCAAGGTTACTTCTTGGTCGGTGAGTTTGGTTTGCGTTACGTCTTGACCACGCTCATACTGATAAACAGTAATGGTTGGTTCTTTGATGATGCGAACAGTGTCGCCGTAGCCAGAAATTTCACCCGCATAATCCGTATTGGTAATAGCTTCTGCTACTGACGCCTTACGGAAGAAGTTAAGTACCTGCTTGGAATATACTTTTGGCAGGAAGAACGAGTTAGCCTGACCTGATACGGAGTTTGCAAAGTTAGCATCTGTATCGGTTGCTGGTTCAAAAAATTGGTCACTTTGATTATAAGCCATTTTAAATTACTCCTAAAGTAGAAAAGTTTTATCCTCTGCGAACTCTTCCTTCAGATATTGCTTCACGAATTTCATTTTCGTATTTATCAAATTGATCTAAGGACATTTTCGCTATTTCACTTTCGGTCCAGATCTTAGGCTGTTTAGGGTCTACTCCTGTTGTTTTTGTAGATACCATGTCTGCTGCCGATCCTTTTGAAGCTGACTGCTTGCGCGGTCTGCCTGAACCTTTTTGCCCTTTGCCTGTTTCTAACTTATAAAGATCAAGTGCTTTAACTGCTAAAGTTACATTATTTGGATTATTATAAATCCAATCCTGAATTTGATCTGGTTGTTCTTTTGCCCACTCATGAAAACTATCGTCGCCACGAATTTCATCAAAGTCTGGGTGACGCTCTTGGAGTGCGTTTTCAGCTTCACGCCTTGAGATTTCCATTTCGCGTTGCTCAATAGCAGAAAAACGCTGACGCATTTCTTTCATCTGCTCTTCGGCTCGCATATGTGCAACAGTTTCTACCGTATCATAAAGATCAGGATATTCTTCTCTAAAACGAACAAGTTCTTCTTCAGACTTCGGAGCTTGATATACTGGCTGTGATGCAGCTAGTAGTTCTTGTTCGCGCTGTCGAAACTCATTTAATTTAGAGTCATAATGTTTCTTTAAGTCATCGTACCTCTTTTTATAGTTAGCTTGTTGAGGTGCATCTTCTTCTTCAGGGGCCGCTTTTCTTTTGCGGGTAGCCTTTGGTTGATTTTCTTCATAATAAACTTCATCTGCTCTTGACGCAGGACCATCATCCTGTGTGTGCCAAGACTTTTTCATGTTATATGGATTCGATACTTGCTCCTCTAGTGCTGCTTCGGACATTTTTTACCACTCCTTTTCTACGGGGCTTGTTTTTTTCTTGCAAGGTAGCCATTTTTTAAACGTCTTTAAATTGGGGCTTGCCAACTACAAG